ACGACATAAATACCAATTAGGAAACTGTCTACTCGGTATGAAAACATATAAAGAGTTTATGCTAGAATGTACTCAGTTAAATGAGGGAGGATTAGCAAGACAACTTAGTAAGGCTAAAACCAAAACCACTGGTCACATTTCTGCTGATCGTGGTAGCAGTGAGTCTAAGAATCGTACCAAGAGAAAGGGTCTTGAAAAGGATCTAAAGAAGAAAGGTATAGGATATAAGAAGAGCACTGGTAGTTACAAGTACGATGATGGATCTACTGGTAGAGAAGTATCTTACTCTACATCTAAACCTGATAAGATGTCTAAGCGTAGGTTTGGCAAGACAATGAGGAGATTGGGTCGTAAGCATGGTCAAGAGTCTGTGATTACAAAGAAACCCAACAAACCAGCAAGGTTACATGACACTGAGTCTAAGAAACCAGGCAAGTCTGTCAACTTAGGAAAAGCAAAACCAGGTAAACATCCACAAGGATCTGGTCAAACTGGAGAAAAGAGAACTAGAGGTTCTAAACTATCCAAATCATCCAACAAAGATAGGAACATGCATTATGGAAATTGATTATGATGACTCCAATTGGAGAGAAGAGTATAAAGGATATACTTCTAGCAAGTATGAGCTAGATCTGCTTGAGAATGGACCTCATAGTCTTGCTCAGTCATGGATGATGGGTGCATTACATAATAAGTGGAAGAAGATGAAGGGGTATAAAGATCCTGAACCACCTGATTGTTCTTCATCTTTCAAAGAATTTAACAAAAAGTATCAAGATAAATAGTCTGGTATAGTATAATCTATTACCATGCGGTTTGGAAATTTTATAGAGCAAGCTGAATCTGAACAGGAAGATCCTAAAGCCAAAAGATTAAAGATGATCAAGAGGCAGGTCTTGCAGAAGAAAGTGCAAGCTGTTAGGCAAGGTGCTGGTGAAGATATTGTTGCGTCCCATGAACCTGAAGGTGAGATGGTTGAAGGTGTAGGTGATGCTGTTAAGAAAGGTCTTAAGCGTCATAAGGATGCTGTAGAGAAGAAGAAGATTAAGAATAGAAAAGCGGTTCCTTATGCAGCATTAGCAGCAGAGCATCAACCAGAAGGTGAGATGATAGAGCATCATCAAAAAGATAAGGATGGTAAAGTTATAGAGCATGAGGATACTACACCTTGTTCTGTTGAAGAGGAACTTTCTAGAAGAAGTAAACCATCTGCTAAAGCAAAGATGGCAAAGTTGGATGCTGTTTTAAAGCGTAGAGAAGAAAGAAAGATAGCAGAAAAGGAAGCACTTAAGACTGAAGGGTGGTTGGGTAAGAAGAAAAAGGAAGAGAAGAAACCAGAGAAGGCAATGGATGCTGGTGCTAGAGCAAAGAGAAAGTTACAGAGAAGAGAGTATGCTTCTAAGGTATCAGGTAGTGAGGATAATGTACCTGATGAAATGAGAGAAGGTGTTGTAGGTAGAGTAGCAAAGGCAGCTGCAAAAGGTGCTGGTAAAGCAGTTGGGTTTGCTGCTAAAGCATTATCACAGAATATTGATCAAACTACTAAGTCATTAAGTAATCCTGATTTGAAACCTAAGATTGATATGAGTAGTAAGAAAAAGGAAGGTGGTGCTAGTGCTGCTAAGACACAAGCAGACAAAGCACATAAGGCAAGAGTAGATGCTAGGAAAAAAGCAATTAAAAAGATCAAAGATGATCGGAGAGAAAGAGCATCGAAAGCAATGACGGCAGACAAAGCTGCTAATAAAGTGAAGAAAGAAGCTGAGGATAAAAAGTTTAAAGCAGATTCGGAGAAACCAATCGTTGCTGAGTTTGTAGATCATCTATGGGAAGCAAGTAAAAAAAAGAAGAAGAAGGGGTGTGATAAATAATCCAGCATTAATATAAAGATTATGAAATGGAATCGGTTATTGAAGGAGATTATGAGAACCCCTGGACCTATAAGGGTTCAACTTTTACTTCTTTTGACATTGACGGCCAGTTCGGTTTTGTCTACAGGATTACAAATTTACAAACTGGGAAACAATACATCGGACGCAAATACTTTTGGCAAAAGCGTAAACCTAGAGGTGGTAAGAGAAGGGTTACGACTGAGAGTGACTGGAAGAGATACTATGGAAGCTCTGACGAACTTAAAGCAGATAGAAAGTTACTTGGGAACGACCTATTCAAGAGAGAAATCCTCTCAACGCATCCAACAGGAGGCAAGGTAAACTTTGAAGAGACTAGACAGTTGTTTCTTAACAATGTCCTGACAGAAAGCTTGACTGATGGTACACCTGCCTACTATAATAGCAATATCTTAGGAAGGTACTACCGCAAGGATTACTACGATGCTGTATCAGATTGTTGATTATCCCAATGCGGAAGACTTAAATCCCAAACTATATCAACTTATTAATGATGAGCTAAAAGATCATGTTGCAGGAGGTGGAAACCGAACTGGATGGTTCTTTGGTTTAGAAAAAGTTGATACACTCATGAAGTGGATAGAAGAAATTCTTCCACCAATTGCTCATAACTTTTCAAGAGTTCCTGAGAGCGAGAATGATAGTGGAGAGTATGGATCTGAAAAATACCATAGTCATGGTAGATTCACTATGAATAGGTTTCATGGTGGAGGTGATCTTGGTTTTGATCCTAAAGCATTTTCAATTGTAGAATGTTGGGGAATAAACTATGGTAAAGGTGAGGGTGTAAGACCCCATAACCATTATCCATATGCATTATCTTTTAGTTACTATGTTAATATGCCAGAGGGATCTTCTCCATTGGTATTTGAGCATGATAAGGTTGATATGCAAGAAGGTCAAATCATTTTCTTTGAAGGACATACATGGCATATGGTTCCAGGATCTGATGTGTCAGGAAGATCTGTTCTCGCTGGAAATATAGCTTATTATCCCCCTAAATAATCAAAATTTTATTACAATGCAAATTTTTCTAGACACTGCTGATGCAGATGTGATCCGTAAGCACTTTGATACTGGTTTAATTGACGGTGTTACTACTAATCCTACTCTTATCTTGAAGAGTGGTAGAGATCCTGAAGAGGACTACCAAGAGATTAAGGATATTGGTGTACCAGACATCAGTATGGAGGTTGTAACTGATGAGGTTTCTGTCTTTGTTGCTGAAGGTAAAAGACTTCATGAGAAGTATGGTGATGTATGTACTGTTAAAGTACCTTGCACAGTTGCAGGACTGAAGGCATGTAAGAAACTTACTGATCAAGGTATTAAAGTTAATGTAACTCTTATCTTTTCACAAGTACAAGCTATTCTTGCTGCTAAAGCAGGTGCTACATATGTTTCACCATTTGTAGGTAGAGTAGATGATAATTCTTTCGGAGGTCTATGTCTTGTTAAAGATATAGTTAATGTATTCAAAGAACATATGATAACTACTCAAGTATTAGCAGCATCTCTGAGAGGTGTACGAGATGTAGGTAGAGCATTTGAGTATGGTGCTGACATAGTTACTATGCCACCAGCAGTCTTTGAGAAGATGTACAATCATATCCTTACGGATAAAGGATTGGAATTGTTTCAGAAGGATTATGAGGCAGTAACACCTCAGTCTTCGTTCGACATGTCCGATGTCTAGGCATAAATTTTTGTTAAGTAGGCTTGTCCTGGAATTCCCATAATCATATAAATAATGATAGAATTAAGGAAAACAAGATGACCTAAATTCTCTACATTATGAGGTTAAGGTTAAGGAGGTTAAAGTTAATGTCTGGTCACAATACGATTTCATTCAATCAACTAGCAGAATGGACGGAATTCGATTCATCGGAAGATGAAAATCTAGTCAACGACTACTTTGATTGCTTGATCGAGTGCGAAGACGATCACAGTTCTTGCAAAAGAATTTGCAAGGAAATGTTAATTTAAGTTTACTAATTCAATTCAAAATTCACATAGACCCTTGACTCTTTGAGTCAGGGGTCTTATAATATGTTCAGCTAAATACAAAAAAGATTTATTCTTATGGCTTTATCAGAACAAGTAGAAGATTCTATGAGGGAGGCAGAGAGTAATTTAAGAAATGCTTTATCATTTGCAGCAAGAACTGAGAAGCCATTTATAGCAAAACATTTAAGTGAAATGATTCATCTTATCGATGAACTTATTCATGCTGATGCATTTTTTGAGAAGTTAGATAATGATCGCACATGTGATTGATGATCTTTTTGATCTCTCTTTTATTACTTCACTAGAAGATACTCTTCTTGATAAGGTTCCTGTTATAAGTACAAACATAGCTAACCCTAAGTCTTGGCCTACCTCTAGAACAGGTGGGCATCGCTTTTTTGGTAAAGCAATTTTTTCTAGAATTAATATTAATAGGATTGATTGTTTACATGAACAGGCAGAGAAATTTTTTGATGCTTTCGAGATTATAGAGGAGCATGTATTTGATGTTCCTATATACTTGAGAAGAATAGATGTTAATCTTCAGTACTATGGGATGGATGGATCTACTCACATAGATGCTCAAGATAAAGAATTGACTGTTATGCTCATGAATAATAGTCAATGGAAATCTGAATGGGGTGGACAGTTTCAACTAGTTGATGGTGAGACTGTTGTTGAAGAGCATGATTATGTACCAGGTAGAGTTCTTATTTTTCCTGGTAATCATCCACACAGAGGTTTAGCACCTAAAGTACCTTCTATTTTTAGGTACACTACAGTCTTTAGAATTATTCCAAATGATTGATTATCCACCAGGATTGAACTTTGAAGATCAGCAGCACCTTAAAGAACATGGTTATGAATATACACCATTACCTATTCCTGATCCAGAAAAAAAAGCAAAGATTGATTCGGCAAGAACTCTTTTTATTGAGTCTGTATTAAAACCAGATCATGAACTTCGTCAGTGTGCTCGTAATCAAAAGTGCTATAATGAATTGATGGAAGTACGAGATCATGTACTTGATTACTTAGGATATCATGGACACAAAACCTAGCATACAGCAGATAGAAAATTTCTTTCCAGATGATATAGCATCAAATGTAGCACAGTTTGCTACAGATTATGCAGCTTATCGTTATGGTGAAACTGATAATAGAGAAGCACCTCCTACTGGATTGGTTGCTGATTTATTTCATTGGGATAGAAAAGATGAGATGTCTTCTGCTCCTAATCATGTAAAATTAATTTATAATTATTTTATTAAATATGTTCATGAACATTATGTTGGTTTTTGGAATGACTATCAAATATATCGTTTGTATATAAATGTTTTTGCTCCTAGAGAGATGCCTTATTTTCATACAGATTCTGTAGGTGACTCTGATCAATGGACATTCATTTATTATCCTACTCTTGATTTTGATTATCATATTAATCAAGGTGGATGTACTGAGTTTGCTTTAGATCATAAGATTATAGGTGTGCCACCTTTAGAAAATAGTATATGTAGGTTTAGTTCATATATAAAGCATAGAGCTACTCCATTTAGAGATTATCATAGGTTTAGTATTGCTATCAAATGTGTTAATAAGTCCGAATTACAAGAAGAATCTTTTACTGATCAGTATGCAGGTGATGGACATTCTATGATTGGTAGTCATCATACTGAGGGTAGAGGTAGTGTCTGATAATACAGTACAAGAAACTTTTGATAGGGATGGGTATGTAATTATAGATGATTTTTTATTCACGGATGTGGTTAATGAACTCCATGACTTAGCAATTAATTATGATCAAGTAGATGATAAGTATTCTGATTATCATTCTATTAATTTTACTAATGAAAAATTTCCATTTAAAATTCTTCCTGATGTAATCAATGCCATCCATGTAACATTTCCTATCTTACATCCTCTTGAGTTTGATAGGGGATGGGCTTTTGTATGTGATAATCAAGGTGAGGGTGTTACTCCTCATGCAGATCCATCAGTTATTAATGTCAACCTATGGGTTACTAAAAATGAATCAATAGATGATCCAACAAAGAATGGTCTTATAATA